CTATTAACTAACCCGCAAGGTATTGACGTGCAAACGACAGGAAAAACAGGTATCATTTTAAAGCGATACTTTAAGTTTTCATTGATTGAATTTATCAATGAGTTTAACGAACCAGAAGAATGGTATTTTGAAAACAAAGAATTTGTAATTTTATAAGAAATGGAAAAACTAATTAAAAAGCTAGTCACAATTCAAAGCGAATTGAAAGCACCTAAAGGTCAAAGAAATAATTTTGGTAATTATAACTATCGCTCATGTGAAGATATACTAGAAGCCGTTAAACCACACCTATTAAAGCATGGTTTGTTCTTATCAATTACAGATGATTTAGTCAATATCGGAGATAGATATTACATCAAAGCGACTTCTGTTATTACCGATGGAGTAGACAAGTTGTCAGTTGATGCTTATGCTCGTGAAGAAGAAAATAAAAAAGGTATGGATTCCTCACAAATTTCTGGGGCGTGTGGCTCATACGCTCGTAAATATTCTTTAAATGGATTATTTTTAATAGATGATAATAAAGACAGTGATTCCACAAATACACAAGATAAAGCGCCGGTAAAGATTTCAGCTGGTGAAGCCGTTCAATTAAGTAATTTACTTAATATAGCGATTGCCGAAACAAATGTTTGCAATAATGTAGATAAGTTAAAAGCTATCTGGTCATCTTATCCAATGTTTCATACTAACACGACTTTCAAAGAATTAATAAATAATAAAAAGCTTGAATTTAACAAATAAATTATATACCTTTAAAAACTATGGCAGACGAAAAAAAAATCAGCTTTGGCGCATGGAAGCGACAGACTGCAAAAGGCGAAGTTATTAACTTTGCAATCAATGGAACTCGATATTCGATGTGGGCAAATGGCTACAAGAAAGAAGAAAAGCAACCAGATTTTAATATCTACGTGAATGATTACGTAGCCCCAACGGAAACACAATTAACAGAATCAAAAACAGATTTACCATTTTAAACCATGACAGAAAACGAAGCACTAAACATTTTAGTACAGGTAGCCTTAAAAGCTCAATCATTCGGCGCACTCAAGTTAGAAGAAAGTGTATTAGTAAAGGAAGCAATCGATACTTTCACGCCAAAGCAGGAAGAAGTTGCAAGTGACGAACAAGGCAAAACTAAAAAATTAAAGCCTGTAACGAAAGAGGACGCATTTTAAACCAAACAAGGGAGCGTAAAACCTCCCTTTTTTTATACAACCGACATGACAAACGAAAACAAAAAAACATTATTTGAATGCCTTGAGTCAGATATTAAATATAAACTTGAAAGGGTAGAAGAATTATATCCAAATAGTATCAATGGTATTTATAAAGAACTTCATGAAAATTATTATTTCAGAAAATTAACTTATGATTGCATCATTGATTTATTTTATTATTGTGAATTGAACGACTGCAATCCTGGGACTATTAAAAATTTATTTATAGATACTGAAAATATTTAACAACATGAATCAAGACACTTTAAAATTATGCTATTACGCTTCAGAACTTTACGAATCTAAGAAGATTAGTTCAAACGATATTTACCAATTATTAACGACCACAAATAGACGTATTGGTGAAGTTACAAAAGCAAGGCAGCTAGTTTCATACTTTTTGTACAATCATTACAAAATGACAATGGTGCAAATTGCTAAAGAATTTAAATTACAAAATCATAGCTCAATAATTTATCAGATTGACAAAGTCTTTTATAGCTTACGTACCGACAAAAGAATGAAATACAGGCATGACTTCATGGTCGATATAATTAACGGCGTACAGCGCACCGTAACGCGTGACAGACCTATTTCAAAAGGTATATTATCGGAAGATGACAAAGACTTTATAAAAGCAAACTTATCAAATGATTTCTCGGTAAGTTATTACGCGGATATATTAAACAAGACTAAAGGAGCGGTTAAATTTTATCTTTATAGCTTGAATAAAGAAACGCTAAACGCAACGAGAAAACCTCAAGTAAAATTGAGTAGATTTGTAATTCAAAAAATCGACTATTAAAATGAAATACTTCCTACATGATACCGCAAGTTTTGAAGATGAAAAAATCTCCGAGCTATTTATAAACTTTGGATATGAAGGTCTTGGATTGTTCTATACTTTGATTGAAAAAATGGCACGACAAGAAAAACCTATTAAAACCAACGTCTTAAAACATCAATGCAAAGTTGGTAAAAGACTTGAAAAGTGCTGGGATTTTATGGAAGAAATAGACTTGATTTCTTCAAATAATGGTGAAACTTTCAACAAACAATTGCTAAACTTTGCACAAAAGTATCAGATAAAAAAAGAAAAAAACGCGAAAAGAATTTCACAATGGCGTGAGAAACAAGCAGTTACAGAAAATGTAACGCATTCAGAACGCGAGTGTAACACTCCTAAAGTAAAGAAAAGTAAAGTAAATATATATATGCCAGATATTGATGAAGTTATTAAATACTTTCTTGAAAATGGATTTAAAGCTGATGCAGCGAAGAATGCTTATAAATATTACAATGAATCTGGCTGGGTTGATAGCAATGGTAAGAAAGTTCTGAATTGGAAACAAAAAATGAGGGGCGTCTGGTTTAGAGATGAAAATAAAATAAATACGAATAATTTTAGTATACCAGTAAATTGATTACATTTGACAAACGACAAACGACAATGATAAAAAACTTAATCCAATTTGAAAACGAAATACTTGAATTTCATAAGTCAGGAATACAACGAGGGCAATACGTTGGCTTTAAATCTTTAGATGCTTTATACACAAAGAAAAAAGGGTCAATGACTTTTATTCTTGCATCGCCACACTCTGGTAAAACAGAATTTAATCTTGAGATACTTTTAAACCTTTCAATTAAGCACAACGAAAAGCACGTTATATTTTCACCAGAAACGGGGGACTACAAAGACTTAGCGAAAGAGCTTATAAGTAAATACATTAGAAAACCATTCTTTGCAAGTGACGTGAACGCTTGTAGCGAATCAGAGATTTACAACGCTATTGCTTTTTTAAGTGATAAATTTTATATTGTAGATAACGACGAAAATTCATTTAGCTTTGATGACATTATAAGTCAGGTTAAAATCTTAGAAGCTGAAAATCGAATCAAGATTGACAATATTTTGTTTGACCCTTACAACGAAATCAAACACAATATGGCAGAGTTTGGCAGTCGTCAAGACTTATACATTGAAGACGCAGTCGGAAAGCTTAGACGTTACGCAAAGAAAGAAGAAAAGCATATCTTTATATGCATGCATCCACAAGACCAGCAACCAATAACCGAAAACGGTGTGACTTATTATCCACCACCACACCCTAGACAATCCGCAGGTGGTCAATCGTTCTTTCGTAAAGCTATGGCATTTATAATCTTATGGCGGCCTCCATTCGGTTTTAACGATAAAGATGGACAACCTTACAAAGAAAATGAAACACACGTGATAATCGCAAAGGCTAAGCCAAAAGGTTCGGCAAAGCTCGGAATGTGCAAACTATTCTGGGATTGGAAAAAGAATAGATTTTATGAAGAAATCGAGGGCGTTATTTACTTTGGTCTTGAATACGAGAGTAAAGAAAAATTAAACAAAGAACCTGGCAATATTTCGGTTTTAAGTAGTACATTTGGTAAAGACTTTGATTTTTAAGATATGACAAGCACAAATAAAATACAAATAACAAATGAGGACAATATGGAGCTAATGGCTCGTTATCCTGATAACTATTTTGATTTGGCAATAGTAGACCCGCCGTATGGAATTGGCTTTGATGGCTCAAGAAAAAGCACAAGTAAACACGGTGGAAGAAAAGAATATAAATTTAAAGGTTGGGATAAAAAAATTCCAAATGAAAAATATTTTAACGAATTATTTAGGATTTCTAAAAATCAAATTATTTGGGGTGCAAATTATTTTACTAAATATTTACCAAGTTCAATGGGTTGGTTATTTTGGGATAAAGGGCAAAGAATTTGCAATTCAGATGGAGAACTTGCATACACTTCTTTTCAACAAGCGTTAAGAGTTGTTGAATATAATCGTTGTGAAATACAAAAGTTTGGGGGAGCAATACACCCAACTCAAAAACCAGTTGCGCTATACAAATGGATTTTAAATAAATGCGCAAAAGAAAACGACAAAATACTTGATACACATTTAGGCTCTGGAAGTATTGCAATAGCTTGTCACGATTATGGATTTGATTTAACGGCTTGCGAATTAGACAAAGAGTATTTTGATTTGGCAATGAAAAGAATTAATAATCATATGGCACAAACTAAACTATTTTAAGATATGAACTATAAAGAATTAATAAACGACTTGCAAAATAAGCTAAACGCTTACAAGTTTTTTGATGAAGAAAGACTAAGCCTTTTGAAGGTAGCTTTAGACTTGCAAATAATTAATAGAGCCTTAACCGATTTAAAAGGTTTTGATAACGAAATCAATCAAGCTCAGATATATGTCGAACAGGCAATGAATGAATATAGCAAGATGTATGCAAAGTATGAACTTGCAGCTATTGAATTAGAAACTATGCGAATGCAAATCGGAACTTTGCTTTTGTACGTGAATGATTTAGAAAAGGAAGTTAAAAAATTAAATTCAAGTATATGACACCATTGGAAAACTCATTAATATTATCTTACCTTCATTCTAAAATGTCGATTAAGAACTTAGAAGTCGCAGTACATGAATTATCGGTCTTGAATAATGAAGATGCAGGTAAGTTACAACATAAGTTTGAAAAGCTAATTAATGCGCACCGCAAAGCTATGGGAACGATGGAACGTAATATCGAAAACAAAGAACTTCTTGAAAGTGATTTTGAAGAACAACTTGATAATAATTGGAATGAATTATTAAATAAATAGCTATGCAAAACAAAGAAGATTTAATTCAGTTAAGCGTGGTCAATTATTTAAAAATGCAATATCCACAAGTCCGATTCATGGCAAACTATTTATCAGGTGCAAGGCTTCCGATTTATTTAGCACGTAAAGCAAAGAAGCTAGGACAAGCAGGACAAGGAACGCCCGACTTATTCATATTTCACAATAACGGTAAGTATTCTATGCTAGTTTTAGAGTTAAAAGTCGAATCACCTTTCAAAATAAATGGAATGTTGAAAACTAATGAGCATTTAACTAAACAAAAGAATTATCTTGACTACCTAAATAGAGAGGGTGCTTATGCTTCGTTTGGCGTAGGTGTAACGAACTCAATAGCAATAATAGATAATTATATGCACAATGAACTATAATAGGGTTATAAGCGAGTATTATACTCAAAAGGATATAATAACATTCTTTAAAAACATCGCTGGGGAATGGTGGGAAGAACTACGCCAAGATGTATTCTTAACGATATGCGAGTACGACCAAACAAAAATAATTGACATGCACGAAAGAAAGTGCTTAAAGTTCTTTATTGTTCGCATAGGATTAAACCAATTTCGTTCTAAAAACTCAAAGTTTTATTATCAGAACTTCAAGAATCAAAGAATAAGTGATAACATTATTGACGACGAACTAATCGAAAACAGCGACCATATACTATTTGCAAATCATTTATTTGAATTGCAGGATGATAATGCTTATGATAAGATAGAAGCAAGGATTCAGGCAGTTGAAAAGAGTATATCAGAACTTCGCTTCTTTGAATGTGAAGTCTTAAAGTTATATTTACAACTAGGGACTTATAAGAATGTGAGTTTAAAAACAGGTATTCCAATAAGAACAATCGCAAATGGAGTTAAAAATGCTATAAATAATGTTAAATTAAATGTAAAAGATTATGAATGAATTATTTCTTATTCTCGGCTCTTCTTGTTTAGGCTTTAGCTTTGCCGAAATCTCAATGATACCACAAATGTTTTCACGCTGGTTATATGATGAATTTAATATCGGTAACAAGTTAAAAGGGTATGACTTTATAAAGACGCCTTTGCGCTTGAAGCCTTTCGATTGTGGTTATTGCTTGAGCTTTTGGGTAGCTTTATTATCAGCTTTATATTTTAACTATATTATTATCACAGCTTTAATGATAGCTTTCGCAGCTAGTATTGTAGCTATATTATTTAAAAAATTTATATGAACTATCTTACAAAAAAAACACTTGATAAATACAAAGAGCATTGGGTTTCATTACGCGATGCGGGTTTTATCAAAAACTTAAATCAAGCTACTATCTTAGAACTTGAAGCTATTTATAAGCAAGAAGTAGACGACAAATTCTTTGTGAATAAATGGTGTATGTCATGCGTTGCAGAAATGATTCAAAGGGTATATCTAAGCGTTAATTACGATAGTTATATCGAATCTATCGAAGCCTTTGCTGAAATAATACAAAGCACCGCTAATGTAGAAGCTACTTTTGTGAATGACTTTAAACCTGAAGATGTAAACAAGCAAGTGCCTAAAAGGCGTGGTCGTAAATCAAGAAAGTAATGCCAGTAATTAAATGTGAATCAAACGGAAAATATCGTATCGGACAAGGTGCTTGTATTTACGATACTAAAGAGAAAGCTCAAAAAGCTTGGGAAGCTATTATAATAAAAGAATCAAAAAAGAAATAATGTCTAACAAAATCGAAATCGAGAAAGAAACGAATCAAAATCTTGATAAGATAATGGTTATGCTTGAGATATTAGCGC